CAAGTTTCCTGAACTCTTTGTTTTGAACCAAACACTGCTGAAAAATGTTATGTAAAGTCCAACCAGTAATCTCTACTGATCCATACCAAGTCTCTATGCTGGCTCTTGCTGAATATGTTCTATTAGGCATTTTGACGACAGTGTTGCGAATGTCTTGTTCCCTAATACTAAACTGAGCATCTTTATCATTCTGGATGCCATTTACTGTAATTCCCATTTTGTTCTCCTATGGCTCGGCAAGCCTCGCCTTGTTATTGATAAATTATTTTTTTTTAAACTTTCTTTAAGATGATCCAACCCTTTACACTTAACAAAGCATAATTTACAAATCTAAGGGCTTAAAGCAACTTAGTGACTTAATCGTATCCGTATTTAGAATCAGTAGCAGTTCCGTTGCCCTTGCGCCTAGACGCATTAATCGTTATTTCTTGCTCGGCAGTCAAACCAATCAAGAGGTGCTAATAGAGGGGTCACTCTCGTTCATGGGTTACAAATTCCCAATCCACACACCCGAATACTTTTTGTACCTTATTCGTTCCAATATTAAAAGTAAACAGAAAAGGTTACTTATAACCAAATATTATAAAATCAGCTATCGTTATATCCAAAGATAAGCATATAAGCTGGATGGTATGTATCTTTAAGTTTTTGCTTTTACGCCAGCGCAATACCTGCTGCGGTGAGGTGTTAGCTATCTTCGCAAGCTGTCGGCTGTTTACGCCTTTGCTGTTTTGTGCGGCAATTAAGCATTTGCCAGTATCGATTAATTCCATGATCTCAAACCTTGTGATATATTAATTAGGTCGGTTCCCCCGATCGACAACCTCCTATGGTTTGCCCCCCGAAAGGGGGGCTTTTTTAGCCTAGAACGGTATATCTTCATCCAACTGCTCAATGCTCATATCGGCCTGCTTTGCAGGTGCTGCTGCCTGACCATCGGTAAAGAACACTTTAACATTCCCCAGAATAGGCGTTTGCACATTAGCATCGCGTTCTTCTTTGGTGGTTGACTGGCTGATAAAGCCGTTGTTCTCGTACTGGTCTTGCTGATCTGTATCCACAAAGGTTGTCAGGTCAAGATATGTCCCCTTCGCCCCTTTATACAATCGTGACTTGTCTATCTTGGTTACATCAATTCTTACAGATAATCCTACTTTCATTTTAACTTCTCCACTTGGTTTAAAATTACATTGACGGCCTTGGTTACTTCATCGGCCAATTTTTTAATAAATCCTTCGTCTCGGCAAAATGTAACCAAAACAGGAGGAATCTGGGGGTGAAATGCAAAAGCATCCCAAGATGCTGCACCAGTCACTAGCATACAACCTTGTATTTGCTGGTAATAAGCCTTGCCCAAAGATTGTGGGTCAAGGCTATATTTAACCATTGTCTTTGCTGCTGGACATTTAATCTCAAGCCCAGTCATATAGTTTGGGTTGTGATAAATGATGCCATCGGGCGAGCAACCAAACTCTTTGCTATCGTCAAGAATAAACCCATGCTCAGTCACTTTATAGCCAGTGATATACTCATACGCCTCTCTTGCTTCTGGCTCAAGTTCAGTTCCGCGCTGCATGTGTTCATTGGTGTAAAAAGGTTCAGATTTACCTGTTAGGCGCTCCGCAATTAATTCATGGATATAATTATCAGCAGATGTAGAAGGCTTGCCAGTCTGCGTTATTAGCTTGGCAAAGTTACTTGCTGAAGGTTTACCCAGTCGTGCGGCAAACCATTCCTCAGTGCCTTGTTCGTGATCTAAAATTATCATGCTCGACCTCATTTGCAATTTTGTCATGAAATTTCTTGAAATATTCCGCAGTTGGCGTATACGCTTGGACTAAAATAGCGCAATCAACACATGAAGATTCCAATATATATGCACAGTCAGGATCGTCAGATGATCTTTGATATGCCCCCAATGCGTCATCACACATCGGGCATATCAGGCTAACAATTTTCTTGTTCATCCATACACCCTGCGCTTGTTACGCAAAGCGTGCATAGCCCTGTCAAACTGCAAAGCAAGTAGTTTGCTTGGATTTTCGCACTTAAAATGATTACAAAATGCGGCAACATCAGCATCACTTTCTTCAATCATAGCTTTAAGCTCTTTAGCTTGATCCTCAGTGATTATTGCATTAGCGACAACAGGGTTAATATCTTCTCCTGCGTATATGTAGTGGCCTAACCCGAACATTGCGAAGCACTTAACTAAACAGCGCATCTTACTGGAGTTGATAGCAAACTTATCAGGGTTTGCGATAGCCTTGTTACGATGATCCATTACAGGTAGCCACATGTGCCGCATCATCATCTGATCTTCCTCTGAGCCAGTGTGAATGTGGACCACGCAACTTATTTCAACGGTGCCTGTATCCTCGCATTTATCTTCTTCGAAATAGTAATGCAGATCAGGATAATGCTCCATCATCGTTCCGTAAGCCCAAGCCCACGAAAGGTAAGATAGATTGCCTTTCTTCTCGATATGGTTAGATACATCAATAGCAGATAGGGTCTGCCAGACCTCTTTAGATAAACTCACTTTGACCTCCTACAGTCTGTTCCTTTGTGTACTGCTCACCATAACCTGCATAGTAAGCCTCTGATTGCCCGTCTAGGGCTTGATAACCTAGAATGCAGTCGTACTCACCGCGCTCCAGATCGTTTAATTCGTTGATATTATTCATATTATTAAACCTGATAATGTTCAGCTATTTCTTCCCAATTAATACCTTCAAAGTCAAGAAAGTCCATAACAACTACATCGAGATGCTTTGTTTCTAACTCAAAATGCTCTAACCATATTTCTTTGATAAAGTCAGCAGTAATTTCAATATCATCTTCTTTGTAACCATCTAGCAAGCCGCCAAAGTGTAAATTAATAAGCCAAGTGTTTCTGTTAGTCCATCCGTTGTAATCTTGCATTTTTATTACCTTTCTTATTGAATGAGGTAACATTATTGCTCATCTAAATCATAAAGTAAACTCTTTTGTTGATTAATATGCAAAAAAAAGCCCCAATTAAGGGGCTGCGGACATAAGTTGCTACTTTGTGTCCGTTAGTACGACCAGATAGAAGGGCAGGGGAAGCCGTCCTCTTCCGTGCAGCCGTCTAGGTGGATGAATCTACCTGATCCTTTCTGCTGTATACCGATTCTCTGTATACCATGCTTCTGGGCCACTCTAATGATTTCTAAGGCGTTTTCTCCGCTGGCTAGTATATCTACCGCCTTGCCATGCGTATGCGCTCCTTTGACCTCTTTACGGGCCTCTACGGGGTGTTCTGGAGACCTGTAAGCAGAGGAGAGGGCAAAGCTGAAGCCGCACTCTTCGCGGATAGCGTTAAGGGTCTTTAGGAAGCCAGGGTCAAAGCCTTGATCGCCTGTGTGCCTGCAAGCCAGTTCTTTAGGCTTGAAGTAGTTCTTTTCTTCTGTCTTAGGTGATTTAGCCATTTTACTTTCCTTCTATGTTCTTAGTCTTTTCAAAGCTACGCATTCCACCAAGCCCTAATAGACCACCAAGTATAGGCATAAGTGTACCACCATCTGCCTGCGGTATCACAACACCGAACCCAGCAGCAATTGGTGAGATTAAGTAGTTGACTGCAAGGGCAAGGACACAAACCCAGCCTGTTGCTGGTCGCCAAGAACTTTGGAACCAGTTGCCTTTGGCTTCTGCGGTGTTGAGCGCAACCTGTGCCAGTGCAAGTTCCTGTGCATGTTTATCCGAGAGGGTGCTGATTTCATGCGCAAGCTGGGCCTTTTGATCTTTGTCCTCCACGAACTTATCAAGTAAGCCCGTCACGGGGCCGATGAGTGAAGCGACAATGCTCACAGTATGTTCTTCTCTATTAAGAATAAGCCGATAATCAGGGGATACATACCCCAGAGCATCATCTCACTCTTTCTGAATCGCTGAGAGCCTTCATCTAAACGCTTTTCAATATTCTGATAACGGATAGCGCATTCTTTCTCGTGGCCTTCTAATCGTATCAGGGCTTCTTTGACAGTCGCCATTTTTAGTCCTCAGCTTGCAGACTACCAGTCAGCATAGCGACAAACGCATCTTTGCCGACAGTAAGTTGGTCAAGGTTAAATTGTGTGGATTTGATTTTACGATCCAGATCAGCGCAGTGATTTACCATCGCCTGCTGCTGCTCGGTCATATCTTCGTACTGGTATTCAACGTCATCGATAGTTATGGGAGTTGTTTTTTTCTCGCCCATGTCTATATCTCCTTTCAGGTTATTGTTTGGCTTTATTGCCAAGGAATGCGAACTGCTCCAAAATCTTGTAGGCTTTTGCAACAAATTCATCGTCTTTCGGGGTTTCAGTGTAATTGCACACTACGCTGGCTATTGTAACCAGTGACGTTACAAGCACATATAAATCGAGTAAATATTCCACTAGAATCCTCCGTTAATCATGTAGTAACTGCCGCCAAATATACTAAGCACCGCGATTGTGACCAGCACATTCTTAACTGCGTCACCTAACTCACGCTGTTTTTTTAGTTTAGCAAGTCTAGCTTTTTCTAACTTATGCTTATGGTCTAAAATAGATTTATTCTGGATCATCAGCATGTCACGCCAGACCTGCTTAGGCGTTATTTTCTTTAACTCCTTCTCCTGCTCTCGTATGGCGTTCTTAGCCCATGCAAGCTCCAGAGCTTCTTCCTGTGTTAGTACATGATCGCCTGCCTTAGTAGCCTCTTCAATGCTCTCTACAGCTACCTTGCTGTCAGTAAGGCTAGTAAACAATCCCGACAGACCTGACAAGTGATCCCCAGACTCCTTAACGGTAGCAATGCCATCGTTAAGAGCCTTTAGGATACCTACAACTGCTGAGATTTCTGCAATCATTACGCGCTGTACCCGTTACCTGCGCTGATAGCTGCATTAACTGCGGTCATGTCTTCGCTGCCCCAGTCCTCTTTAGCTACCATAAGCTCTAGGTGCTGAGTGTTGCGGTCTACGCAGCCTTGGCGGTCTTCGGCATCATCTTCTGCCATAGAGTCTCCTGCGATAACTGCAGTGATAAGAGCTACGGAGTCACCCATTGCTGAGTAGTCTTGTGCTAGTTGTTCTTCGGTACGGTCTTCCATTTTATTTATCCTTCTAAGGTTTCAATGCGAGCTAATGCTGCGTCTAGTTGAGTTGAGAGTTCTTGAACTGCTTTGACAAGTACAGGGATTAGTGCGGCCTCTGCTACTTCCTGAGAGCCATCTTCTCTATCGTCCCAAAGTTTAAAGCCATCTTTAATGCTGTCATCTGCATCAATAGCTGCTTTGATTTCCTGAGCGATAAAGCCGTGTTGAGTTTGCGAACTTTTGAAGACTTCTGTTGAGCCTTCTTCATAGGCTCTAAAGGTTTCAGGTAGTTCGCCAAGAGTCTTGTACTTAAAGGTGCGAGGCTGTAGAGCATTAATAA